TAAATTTTGAGTTTAATGTGGATAAAACTACGTTCATAGGTCCCCTTTAAATCATCGAATGGCTCAGCCACCGTCTAGTCATAATATATGTATTTTATCATATATTTTTAGTATTTTCATATATTTAGTTAAATTCCAGTAATAATCATTGTGGCCATATTTTTACACAGAATGATTATATGCAAAAATCATCAATAATAACATATAAATTTTGACGTTTATTTGACGTCAAAAAAAATAAGGGGTACCGATTGGGTACCCCTTTTGTTGTAATTTACCATTCAATATTATCTTTAGTGGTAAAATTTGCGATTTTTACTTCTAATCCAATTCAGTTAATCGGAATAATTTACCGTTCCGGAACAGCATTTCACAGCGATGGTTATTTTCATCAACTAACGTTGCTTCAAATAAACCTTCTTCCGGAACTTGAATATCTTCTGCAAAATTGTAAGTCTTTCCATTAAATTCAAATGTCTTTGCCATATTTTTACTCCATTTTTAATACCGCACCGCCAATATCAATTTTATAAGCATCAATTATTTTCTTTCGTATTTGCTTAAATTCTTTTCCATGTCCTTTAAAATGACACTCGATAGTGGCATGTGCTAACTCGTGATAAATTGTATCTATAGTAATACCATCTTTATGATTATCTGTACTTAATTCAATTAAACAAAAATCATCATTTGGATAACAATATGTCGTGCCTAATCGTTTTTTACTTCTACCAGTATATTTGTGAATTAACAAATCCGGTTTAAAAGAGTATCCTAAGGCTTCAATATTTGTAATTGCTTTTAGAAATATATCAGCATACGGCATCATATCGTCATCAAGATATAGTGTACTCATAATGTTTTTCCCAACAATTAACTATTAGTTGACTGTTGCAAACCGTGCAACTCGGAGATAATTGGATCACCATTCCTTTACTGTATACAGAACGCTACCACCTTCAAAATGCTGTCCGTCAAAGTGTGCTAACACTTCAACTTTACCTGCTTGATAGCCAATAGTCTCATAGGCTTTACTGTCTAATACCGTTACGCCAGCTTTAATCTTATGTGCTTTATTTAGGTTGATTTTATAGACATCAACCTTTTGCTGGTCTGTATTAGCAACAACAGCAGTTCTATCAGATTTTTCTGTAGCTGCTTTAGGTAAGGCCGGGTCATCACGTTTGATGGCCTGTTGCGTTTGTTTGGCCGCCTGTTCTACCGTAGGAGCTTGCACATAATAAGTTACTACCGGTTGAGCAGTTTCCATTTGGGAAACAACTTGCTGAGCTTCATCTTTGGTAATGTGAATAGCGTTAGCCAATTTTACAGGATCTTTTACTTGTTCCTGTTTTAATAACACAGGCTTTTTAACTTGATGTAAATTATATATAGATACCCCTACAATGGCTAAAATAATTAAAATTAGCCCCCCTATGAGAATTTTATGTCGTTTTAGGTAACATAACACCTTGAAAATCCAAAGGCTCATTATAGACCCCTTTCTTGCATTTCTTGTGAAAACATTTCTAGTGCTTGTGCTTTTTCTGCATCGAACCGTTCAACAAGATTTTCACGCAACCAATTTGGATTGCCATCATAGTTCCATGGATGCAACTTGCGTTGTTCATAAACCCCATTAATTAAATCCCAGTCAAACTTAATGTCGTTCACATAGGATAAGTTCCAATCAGGCTCCCAACCCGGAATATATTGCATTGCTTCCTTAAATAAATTAACAACTTCACCGGGGCCATATTGAACGGCAGCAGAGAACACAACATCACGTAATGCTCGACTATGTTTATTTACATCAAATAATTGATTGGATAATTCGCTACATGCCACATCATAATAAGCATATTTAATGTAGTCGTGCTGCATTGCCATGAACCCGTTAGGATCCACAGTTCCTAGTTCTTGCCATTTACTAATGAACTCATCAGAGTTAATAGGTCCCGCATTTTGAAGGGCTCTTGCATAATCTTTGTAGAATCCATCTTCTTGACGCAAGCCCCAACCAAGGAACGCATCTACGCTTCCGCAATTACTTGCTAATTGGTAAGCACCATACGAAATTCCCCCACGATCCCCCTCGCCTGTTGATACAATAGCTGGGTCCCCATTGCTTTCATACGCAGCACTTAATTTTCCTAGTTCCATTTGTTTTGCTCCTTCCTATTTGATTCACGTCCTCCTAAATAGCCAACGAGCCCGGAGGAAATACTCATGGCCAATTCGTTATAACCATAAAGGACGGCCATTATATTGACCGCCCCTAGGATGAGGATTGTTAACACCTCACGAATACTAATTTTTTCAATCATTTAATCGCCTCTTTTACAGATTTAATGAATGCTATTAATTGTTGAATTAAATCGATCGCACGTTTGAACCACCTCGATTCTACTAATTCAAGCTCGATCATGTTTTCTACACAAGATGCTAACTCAATTACAATGGGAATGAGATACATTCCTGTGCTTAAAAACGTATCTAGCCGGCCTAAGAAAATGAATTCAACATCTGGTAATGTAAGTAAGATAAACGACAATACAAATAACCAAGGATATGATTTGACCAGTTTCTTTGTCATATCGGCTCGCAGTTTATTACTGACTAGGAACCTATGTTTCTTTCCATTGATTTCAACATATCCCCATCCACGCCAAAGTATGGCAAGTATTGTATTGGTCACCGTACAAGGTCTATTCGTTGCGATATTAAAATTGCGCACCTCGACTAAGATGCGCAATATCGTATCAACAAATACCAATATCAAAGTACAAAATATAGCTAATGATATTTGTACAAGTTCATGTTCATTTAATCCCACCATAATAGGTGGTGGCGGAGCGAAGATTTCAATCATATGTTTCCTGTCCTTTCAATTATTAATCGCTTAACCCCACTATCAATAAACGCTTTTCTGGAAATTTGATTATCGATATTGAACATAATTAAATCATCGTTATTGTAATTTCTAGATGTTGTAATTGTGATTTCAATATCTTTAGATGTCGGAATCGTTAATTCATAAGATTTATTTGTCATTGCCGTGATTGTTACTCGATATTTACCTTTTGGTAAATATACATACCATCGGTTAAACTTTTCGACATGCCATGTTTCCCATTTCCATGTGTTAAAACCTATAGGGTCATACTGCACATATCCTTTGTCACCATTCGGCTTAACTACATTTAAAGGCGTCCGATTTTCTGCAACTCTCGCATACAAGTTTTGCCCATTAAAATGGACACAGATGTAATTACCACCTGTGTCCTTAGAATTATCTGTTAAATTGTATGTTTGTATCTGCCCATTAGGTGTTTTTGTTTTGATAACTGCCATTATTCCACCCACAATTCTGCGCCATTTGCGAATGTAATTCTGTTTTGTTGCCGTTCGCCATACATCTTATGCCAACCAGTATCAGTACCATTGGAAATACCTCCGTAATATAGGCCATCAGAACCATTATCAATCAATAATAATCTACCTTGCCATTGTTCAGAATTACCAAACTCCATAACAACGCCATTATTAGGCGCATTAAGCGCACCTTGTTTAACTTCTCTAAATACAACACACCCCCATGAAGATGGGTCTTTTGTATAATCTGAGTTAGTATTCATTCGATAATTCATAAAACCGCTAGAAGTAATAGAACCAGCAATACTTGTATTTCCGTTTTTCTTAACATATGAATTATCTGCCGTAGTTTTAGATAAAACTGTTCCAGTATCTGACATATCATCTTCTGTTAGAACTCTGAATGTTTTATTTTTGTTAGCATCGTAATAACCTATTGAGGTCCCTAAGAATATAGTCCGGTTATCGCTCATGCCAAATTCCATGCTATTACCAGTAGACATCTTAACTGCATGATGAGCGCTACCTTTGGTATCTGTTACTTGAACAGATGTATTATTTGGCATGATGATTGGGCCTTTCATCTTGCCACCACCAAGGCCTAAATAATCAAGATTTTTCAAACGCTGCATATTGATTGAGTTTTCAAAGTCGTAATTTGGGTCGCCTACATAAATATCTACTTGGTGACGTTTGTTTGGCTTTTGAGTAAGTACAGCAAAATAGAACTTTCCATTGTAATAGGCAATATCTTCGATTTCAGTTTCACGATTAATTTCAATAATCTGTTTAACCATGCCAAATGGTGTACACTCAACTAAACTACCGAGTGTTGCAGACATAATCGCACCGTTCAACATGAAAGCCCCGTTATTATTCATATCCGGATAAATATAATCGACTTGGTAAGTTTTGAGCTTTTTAAATTCATCATTATATAAATTGATTGTTCGTACACGTTGATTGCCGGCAATAGGTACAATGGATACATAAGTCCTCGTAATAGGATCATAGTCGACATTAAACACCTTTTCCTGAAGTGTGATTGTGTTTTCGATTGCCATAGTGTCGGCATTGATAACCGTCAAATTATTGCCGTTTTTAAGCCCATTGGTGAGGTATATCTTGTTGGTATACCGATTGTACGTCATGGTATTACAATGCCCTAGGCGCTCAGAATCCGTGAATTTGTAGGTGCCTACTTTTTCAAATGTATCTGGATTGAGTTCATAGAAGATTTGATTGGTTCCCTCACCATTAATACAGGCAAGTACAAATACATTCTTTTTAGAGTTATAGGTAAACCCTTGGCATTGATTTACTTCCGCATCATACGTAATGTTTTTCACAAATGCGATATTAGATGCCCCTTTTAGCATTGGTGTTTCTGTTGGATAATACGGCTTGATATTTGTATATACACCCATATCCATTACAGAACCTACTGTATTAAAGGTTAAGTGTTCAGTTAGTTTGTATTGTCCATTTGGCACTAATAGAATTTTATTAGCCAAATTATCATTAGCACGTTTAAATGCAGCAGTATCATCGGTTACGCCGTCGCCAACTGCTCCAAAGTCTTTAACTGACACAATACCATTTAACGATTCTTTTCCAATGTATTTTGCATCGGCTTCACTTTTGGTTACAATTCCTTTACCTCCGGGTATTGCTATTTCTTCAGCTTTAGCAGCTGCTACCTCTGCACGTTTGGCTGCATCTTCCGCTTTCTTGGCATTGCCTACACTAGCAATTTGTTTATTGTTAATATCAGTCTTAATAGCATCTGCTTTTGTAACCAAATCATTAATATTTTTCTTATCGGTTTCCGCCTGCGCAGCATATGCTTTCGTATTATCTGCAAGTACTTGTGTTTTTTCAAACGTATCAGCGCTTTGGATAAGAGCCGTATTTGCAGTCGCCAATTTATCGTCTACCGTTTGAGATAATGCATTGATATTATCATTGATGACTGTTAGTTTTGACGCATTGTCTTGTACTTCATTGGCTTTTGTCTCTGCCGTAGATGCGGCTGCAATTGCTTTTTTAGCAGCTTCAATGGAGTTATCTACGATATCACGTGTAACTTGATTTGGGTCTTCATCAGCGCCTACATTAATTTGTAGTGTGCGATCCAACTGTTCTTTCATTTCCTGAAGAATTAGAATAACTTTATCACCCATATCTTCAATGTGATTGTATGGCCATTTGTTAGCTAATTCTGTAGTTTGTGAAATTGGAGTTCGTCTAACTAAAACAACTTTATAAGTTGCCGGCAATGGTTCACCAATACTTGGATATGTTAAAGTTTTATTTTGTGCATCATATAAGATGTTCCCTGTTTGCTCCGTATGTCTCCCATCTTCATCAACTAGAATAAGGTTAATGTCTTTTATGTTGTTAAAATCATATGGCCAAATAAAAGTCTTGTTTACCCCATCACATTGATATTGAACAACTGGATTGTTGACTTGTGGAATCACAATATCCCGCCTTTCTTTGCATATAAAGAGGACTACCTAAAATAGGTAGTCCTTACTTTTATTGTTTATTTTTCTTTTCTTTTTTAGTCTTTAAACGCTTATCTAACAAAATCGACATGAATATATCTTCAATCTTAGCGTCCGTATCGGTTAAACCTGCACGCAATAACGTCCAAAATGCATCCGTTACAGTATCACTAAAACCTGTTATACGGTTAGAAACTTGACTGAGTGAACGTCCTACATCTACAAAATCCTTATTGTCACTAGAAATAGCATGTCCAACATCGTATAGCTTTTCAAATATACTTGTAGCCATTACGGTATTGCCTTTATTGTATACACGTTCACCGAGTATAAACTTCATGCCCATATTCGATATATCACGTACTAGCGGAATCCCCATGGTTCCTTGTTGCACCAATTCTTCTGCAAAAGATTTTGCAATAGATTCTGGGTCATCATCGTCACCATTCGTCATGGCTTTATAAATTACCATGCCAATTGCTTGTGAAAATACAGTCCACCATAGCATTCGTGCAAATTGTGTCCAATCCCCTCTATCTTTACCTGCATACCAACCTTCTGCAATAATATTGTAAAGAGTATTAGCATACGAATAGAATGGTACAAATAATTGTGTTAATGGACTTCTGGCTCTTTGAATAGCTGCCGCGTCCTTTGTATCACCGCTCCCGAATATATCCCGTATTGCTCGGTCGCCTGCTTCAATTGCTTGTTGGTTAATCCACTCAGTACTTAACCCTTCCTTAGACTGAAGTTCAACAACCTTTTGATCATAAGCAAATTTCCAAACCGGAATAGATAATGCGAAGTCTGTTTCTGTGAGCAACCGGAATCCCATATTGTTAATTTCATCACGGATTTCAGCGCCTTTTTCAAACTTGTACCCGCCGATATTCTTGTCATTAATACGGAGCCCCTTTCCTTGGATAGTTAATCCCTTTTTAAGGTCTTTATCCAAAGTTTGAATGCGTTCACGCATAAAGATTGATTGTTCTAATACAAAGTCACGAGTATTGTTATAGGTTTCTGTACCGTGGCCATAGAACCCTACACCTGCATGATTAACAGCTCGAAGTACATTACCGGCACCAATACGATAAGTAGCAACAGGAATATTCAAGGTATTCTGAATGGCAACTGATACACGACCAGCCATGATAGCCATAGATGTGTTTCTCTTTAATGCTGTCACAATCTTACCAAATGCATCAAGCTTAGCCGCCTCATCTTTCCAATTATCACGGACCCAAGTCCGCAAAAATTGATAAGAGTTCACGCCGAATTTCTCAACAATATAATTTTGAATCTCTTTGTTAGCAACTAATCTATTTACATCGGTCACAGCTTTACGCATGGTTACATGGTTAATAGCTTCTGTAATTGCATTAGCAATTACATCAAAATTAAGCAATAATGATTTATCCTTAACTACATCTAAGCGGCTTTTAGTAGCACTCATACCAGTGCCTAATATTGCATTACTGCTAACCATAGTCTTAGCAATATCTTCGACTTCCTTATCAGATATACTTGCATTGACTTCTGGATTATACACAATTGGGTAATACTGTCCAACGATAGTTCTACCACCAATAGTGAATGTGATACCTTCTTCTTTCTTCAATGGATTCCCATAAAGTTCTTCTTGAACTTTGCTACGTTCAGTAAAGAAGGAGTTAATATGGTCCCATGTCCGAATAATAAATTCCCAATCTTTATCGGTGAGGATTTCTTGAAAGGCTTTTTCCATTTCAACTTCAGTTACCTTGGCCGTTTCCATTGCCCGTTGTCTGTTACGTTCTGTACCCCAATTCAAAGCTAATGCAATGACCTGTTCCTTGGTTAGATTACGCAATTCCCCAACATCGTACATATGCTTATTTCGGATGTTAAATAATTCACGCTTACCATACACAGAGGATACATCTTTTGCCAATCTACGCATGGACACTTCCTTGCGTTCGTTAAATGTTTGCGTTGCTCGACTAATTGGATCATAAATGTATTTCACCGCATTAGGCCCTAGCCGGCGCAAGAATGTTTCAACTTTGAGCAATGATAGATTGCCCTTATTGATAAGCCCTTCAACGGCTTCCAAACCAGTTTGATTGTTTTGTGCGTTAAATACATTCCCATTAATTTTGCCAAATGTATCGATTGCTTCCGTCAATATGCCATCTACTGCATCATCAAATGTAATCGATTCACCTTTATCATTAATGATAGTCGAACCTTCATAAGCGTTGCGGCCATTCTTATACATGCCTGTCATTAATTCTTCCAGTGTGTTCAACTGACTCATTGTTAGATTTTTAAATGACATAGGTGTTTTACCATAGAATAGTTGTACAATCCATGGGTCAAGGAATGTAATACTTTGGTCACCTAGAATATCCGCATCAGGATCCAATGCATTAATTACCGCATTCATATTAAAGCCGTCTACTGGTTCTAGTCCGTCATACTTGGTAAGCCCCATTTGATAAGCCATATGAGCATAGAAGTATCTCATGTTAGGCTCAATAGCAATCGGATTTTTAGGACGTGTCATTCTATTGAGGTTATCAAGCAGTTTAGTTCTTAATTTTTTAATCCGGAGTGCATTGTCAAACGCAACACGAGCTCTCGCTTGATTTAAGAGTTGTAATTGCTTAGCTTGTAGTGCCTCTTCCAGTTTATTGACCGCCAATGCCCTATCAGCACGCTTACCTTCACGAATAGCTTGGTTTTGATATTTCTTATATTGACTAGCTTGGGATAAGGTCAAATCGCCCAATTCCTGCCTAGCACGGTTCATATAATCACTAATCACACCTACACCACTATCACGAATAGCACGTACATTATTAATACGTTCTTGTAATTGTGCTTTTAGCTTTTCAATACGGTCTTGAGCAGAATCAAGTTCTTTTACTGCGGTCCCTAATTCTTTAGCGACTTTTTCATTATCACCAACAAAGCGTTTAACAATTGGCTCCAAATCAGATTCAATTGTTTCTGAATTAGGGTCAAGTCGATTTAACCTGTCGAGCAGTTCCCAATTGTTCGCAAGGTCTCGATTGGTTTGTGATTTGATGATTTTGGCTTCCTCTTCAGTAAGTTTCATTTGACCATCTGAAGATAATAGCCACTCTTCAGCAATTTCTATATTAGATTTGCCAATATGGTTATCTTCAATGAATGTCTGTTCGGCAGATTCCATAGCTTGATTAACAGCTTCATTGAATGTAAAGCCTGTTTGCTCACGTTCAGCAGCTTCTAATTCTTTTAGCGTACCGTATCGAGTATTGGCTAATGCATTTTTACCAAATGCATTATAGCGTTGATGGTCTTTATAAATCGGATATTGCTCCATTAAACGCTTTTCAATATCAGCTTGAATAGAATCTTTTTCATCGTTCCATTCTTTGATTGGGCGACTTTCTAATTCTTTCATATACCGCTTCATAACACGCTCTTTCGCCATTTCCCCGACGTCGGCAATATGGCCTTGAACCTTTGCTTGCTCAGCTTCATCGAGCTGTTTAAATAACTTGCTAGATTCAAATTGTTCAAGAGCTTGCTCTTTTGTGTAGGCGTCTATATCTTCTTGAGTGGCGATCATGCGTGCCATAATGTCTTGAATTTCCTTAGGTGGCAATCCGCCTAGTCGTGTCACCGCACGATAGATACGAGTTAACCACTTAGAGAACATCCGGAATACACGTTGCAATCCTTTAGTCGGTGCGTTTCCTTCACGAAGGTAAGCCTCCCATCCACGAGCAAATTTTTCATGCGCTTTTGTGTTGTCAGCACCTTTTGTATCATCCCATTCAGACCACTCTTTCAACTTGTTCCAATCCATTACAAGTTGCTCTGGAGCATTTTCCATTTCAGCTAGGTTCTTAATATCGTCAAAGAATACGTGTCCCATTTCATGGAGGAATGTTGACCGGTCAGCCGTTTTAAAGATTTGAATAAGGCGGTCAGTAGGGCTATTAATTTGTGTCATACCATTAATAGATTGATTGTATTTTTCGATGACTTTGATTGCTTTATCATCAAATACTACATAGCATCGCCCGTCTTGCTCTCCATCGTAGTATATACCTTTTATACCGATACTATTTAAAAATTCACTAGCCTTTTTAGCATTTTTTACATTATGAAGATTAAAATGTTCATCATTGCCAAGTGCATGAGATAAGAATGAATACAGCTGTTTACCATCAATATTTGTTTTCTCTAATGCACCATATACATCAGTCTTAACATTCGAGATAGCTTTTTCTTCACGTTCTCGTTCTAACTGTTTTTCTTTCTCGTATTGTGAATATAGATCATATCTAAACTTTTTATACACAGCTTCCAATAAACCTTCATTACCAGCTATGGTATCAATATTTTCATCTATACCTACTGACTTCAAAAATCTATCAATATTTCTTTTTTGAATTTTATTGATGTCATTTATTGTTTTATTTTTGTTATGTAGTTCAGATATTATGTACCCTACATCCATAAAGTGTGTGTATTTATTTGTCCATTCATCACCAATAATAGACCCTTTGTGATATTTAATTAATAGACTTGTAAAACGTTCCAGTTGTTCTTCTGGCATTTTATGTAATCCGTTTTTCAAGCTATCTCTTACATATCGACTATATCCAGAAATAGGATATTGCTCTGGTAATAACTCTGTTTCATTTGGTATTTCTACTTTAAAAATGGACTTCCATTCTTGTTTAGTAAATTTACTTTCTTTTAATAACTTAATTGCTTCTACAGCTCTTTTGGTTTGTGATATAACAAATTGAGTATTTTTCCCTTTCTTTGAGTCTATAAATTTATGTAAACTTTTAATTGCCTTATCGTTACTCCCTACTTCCGCAATTTCAGTAAGAGCCATAGACAAGGGGTTTTCATCTCTTATAACATTTCCTGTTTTCTCATCATACCATTCTGCATCTTCATTTATTTTATACTTTGTTTTCTCTGTAACAATCTCTATGCTATTTGCACCTAATATATCCCTATAATTTTCTGCTATCTTCTTATCTTTAGCAAAATACAATCCCCAACCATGTGCTTGATTGCCCTCACCGCTACCGATAGCGCCTAAATCAAACTCATCAAAATTATGTGGTGAACCATGCCATGCAGCTTGATAGTATTGATAATTATATTGTTTTCGGAGCTTGTCTAAATCTTTTTCGTTTGGTATACTATTGTTAATCATAAACCGACTAACACTCATTTGTCCGTTTGATTGGACGTTATTGACTGTTAGTTGGTTTATTTTTTTTGTATTACCATATAACAGGTCTCCATTATGTATCGCATTAGAATACCATGTAGCATTAACTCTAGGGAATATACTTTTAACCCTCGTTTGATAGCTATTTCTTCCACTTTGAACATCAAAAACCAATGGAACATGAACAAGGTTATTCTGCGTATCTCTTAATTCAACAACAGCAATAATTTCACCTTTTACTGATGTATTAGCAACAGGGTCAAAGTTTTTGAATATCGCAATCGGATTAGATAACGCTCCCGGTAATTGCTTCATAACATTTAAATCAAATTTATGTGCATGCTTAGTTGCAAACACTTTATTAAGCATCTTCGTTGTTATATAAACATCACCAGTTGTAAATTTATAGTCAGGATCTTTAATTGTACTAAACACTAAAGGTGCTGACATCATTTTATTTACACCTTGTTTAAGCGTTCCGTTTTGTAAATCGTCTATTGTTTTTGACCATTGATTTATATCGGCTTGTAGTTTTTGATGCATTGCCACTTGTTGCGCATAACCATTCTGGCTATATACCCCACCGTTCATTTGTATGCGAATAGTATTGAAATAATCCATGGCCGTATAGTTACCACGTCCTGCACGTCGCATAATATCAGCCATAATATCAGCATGTTGTGCCATAAGTAATGCATTAGCTTCAGCCGTATCACGTTGTTTACGGTCTACTGTTTCATCGCTCATTATGGATTTTAAAGACTGATACACTTCATAGCCAGATTTGGATAATTGCATACGTAAGGCGATGTCATTATCTGCAAGTTCGAATAATGTATCACGTATAGATTCTAATGATTCAATTTGTTTAAGTGTGTGCTCCATATCAGCATAATGGGCACCTGCTTGATTAAGTGCTTCCGGATTATCCGCTAAAGCACTTTGTGTACGAGCAAGGCTAGATTGATATGCCATTCGTCTACGTTCAGAGTTAGAACGTGGTGCTTTGTTATCACCTAGCCATGTAGGATTGACTCCGCTAGTACGTGCCGTTTCTAAATCAGTATCCATAGCATCGAAATCGCTTGTATATCGTTCACGGTACTGTTCAGTAAGTTCCTTATACACATTGTTAAAGGTTTGTTTAATATGTGTTGGATCCGCAAGAACCACATCAAGCATTTCCTTATCTATGTCAGATGTTTCATCAAAGTAACTACGAATAATATCATTCTTAACACGCTCTGCACGCTTTTCAGTATCATCTTTAACTAGCTCTTTCATCGCATGAACTTCTTCTTTTGCACGTTCAAGCGTTTTCATGGATAACCCACCACGTGTAAAATACGAGGATTCTTCCAATACCTTAACCGTTTCTTCAGATAAACCGCCGCTTAATTGTGCATATGAGCCAATTGGGATTTCAATTGGAGCGTCAGCCGTAATCGCCTTAGATACTTCCTCTTGTGTAGTAAGTCCTGCATCTACCATATTACGAATAGCTGCCTGACCTTCTGTTGTTTCAGCCATTTCATTGACATTTACATAGGCAGTTGATACGCCTATATTATCGCCTTGAGCTTGTACGATTTTACCGTATAACTCAGGGTTTTCTTTTGCCAAATTATTAACGGCAGCATCGTTTTTTAGGTTTTGCATAATAATATGGCCATTACGGTTCTGTTCTTCCATAACAGCCATATGCTGTTCTTCCGGTGTTAATTTTTGAAAATCTTTAAAGGCTTTCATGGTACGAGCACCACTGATGCCGCCACCAATTACACCAAAACCAACAACAGCCGGTAATGCTTGCCACATAGCCTCGCCTGCGCCAACAAACATATCACCTACGGAATAATTTTCCTCCGGATCATTCGATTTGCGCCACAAATTATGCTGCAACTTTTCATTGACATCTTGTAGGCCTTCCTCAAATAGTTCTGGAGCGCCAGCCTTAATAGAACTCTTGGCCACCTGTGCAGCAGTAACACCAATACCACGATTAAATGTCTCAGCTGCATTAGTAGTCCCTCTTGAAACTGCATTGGCAAGTGCGGACTTAGGAGCGATTTTAGATGCTGCTTTACCAATAGCACGAGTCGCCACAAATTCAATCCCCGCATCAACTGCGGCAAATGACATGGCGTATTTTTTTGCTTCGTCATCAGAATATATACGATTGCCGTTACTGTCTCTTTTATTGATTAATTCAAGATATTTATTGCCAAATGACATTTGATACATTTGTTCTGCCATACCTACTTGTATGCCAGTATTCAAGCCAACTAATGCACCCGGAATAGCACCCTCGCCCCCTACTGGCGCAGTAGCAGCAGCACCAGTAGCTGCACCTAACGCCATACCTTCTGCAGCACGATTTGACCCTTTGATAGCATGTACAGCCATCATATACCCTTGCGCTGCAGTTTCTCCAATCACAGCTTCTAAAATACTACTGCCATCAGATTGTCTATATTTAGATAAATTTTCATCTAAACGATTAATTTCTGCTGTTAATTCAGCAATCTTATTAGGGTCATTTTCTTGAGATAATTTATAACCGGCTTGTGCACGCAAGATTTGGTCATTCATAGACCAAACATTTTGCTGTACCGCATCAAATACACCATGTGTATTATTGATAGATTCGAGATTGCGCAATGCAGTAATAGCTTCGGCAGAACTTTTATAATTTATGGTATTAAGTTCCGGATACATATCACGGATTTCTTGAATCGTTTTACCTCTATCCATTTGTGCAGCAGCCAATTCAGCACGTCTAATGCCTTCTTGGCCACTTGCCATAATTAAATCCGGATTAATACCTAGCTTTTCGCCGCTATCAATAGCAGACCGGCTCCAATCCTCTTTATTCCATAAATATATTTGTTCTGCACGATGCATAGCCGGTTGCAATATTTCACTAGCCTTATTTACAAAGTTTTCGCTTTGTTCAGGCGTTACATCCGTTTGTGCTAATGTATTGAGACTATTAACGTCAACAGTAGCTTGCGATGGGTCTTTATGTAACCAAGCATTAAAACCACTAGCGGCATTACTTATGGCTTTACCGTATGAATTGTCTGTGGTTTCTTGTTGTATAGCACCTTCAAATGGTGTATGTGCTTTTGATTGAATACCAAAAGTACCATTTGTTGCTTGTTCAGGTGTGATTTTATAATTACTCATTATTGCCCTAACCTTTCCGCCAATTCTTCAGGTGTAATCGTATGTTCTTCTCCACTACTATCTTTATAAACATAATACGGTTGTCCATCATCGCCTGTAGTGTTATATAAACCATACATACCATTAGCAGCTAATTGAGCATTTGTATATTTAACGGCAGCGCCTTTACCGCCAAAGAAATTTGCCATTTTCCCTGCACCCCAAAACTCACCTGTTTTAGTGGAAGCAATTGCTTGTTGTGCTACTTCCTCAGCACCCCATTGTGCCATTTGCGCCGGCGACGGATCATATCCGTTCTTTTCTCTAAATTCTTGTACTTTAGGATATACTGCAGCAGATACGCCTTGCCATTCAACCCCATCAATCTTTCTACCGGCTAGACTTTCTATGCTACTTTTCATGCCTTTCATATTAGGAGAATATTTACCTGTACCATTAGCATATTCATCAAATTCCTTATTAATTTGTGATAATTGTTGAGGATTAAAATATACCCCCATTTGTCCTATAAAATCATTTAGGTCATCCATGCTTTTAAATTGACCGTTCGCAATGGCTGTCTTCACACCTAGTACATTTACCTCTTTAGCTTGCAATGCTTTAGCTGCCGCTTTATTTACAGCAATTTGCGCTTGATTTAATTGCCCCTGCATAGCTCTTGCATATTCCGGATGAGTAGCAGCATAATCTTGTCTAATTTTTAGCGCTGTTACATCTGTCCCACCGTTTTTAGCATCGGCAGCAACCATTTGTTCCACCTCTGCTTTTTGGTTTTCTAGTGCCACAGCCCGACTATGTGCAATTTGTTGTAATTGCGTAGCAACATTACGCTGAATCATTTCTTTACGCTGTTGAGCTTGCACAGGAGTTTCTGCTTGTGCTTGTCCATTAAATAGACGTGCTTTAACTTCTTGTATATATTGGCGAACACTAGGCTCATCACCGTTTCCTTGTGGTGCATCCCAAGAATAATGATTACCATCACTATCAATGGCATCTGGTGCACCGTCCTTCCAACGTTGCCCATTCACAGGCCCCGCATACCATGCAGCAAAGGCGCCTTCAACACCATATTTCTGTGCATACTCACCTAGCTTAAATGCAGCAACTTTTTTTTGCGCTTCCGGGTCAGACATATCAGCACCGGGGATGCCCGCTTGTTCACTCCATTGCGGCCAATTACTTGGTAAGATTTGGAATAACCCATATGCACCTGTTCGACCATTAACTGCACCAGCATCGCCGCCGCTTTCTTGACCCATTACGGCTGCTTTTAAATTTTCGACAGTTGCTTCGCCAGTACTACCGGCTACCTTACCAAATCCACTTTCAAATAATTTATTGGTAACTTTATTTAAAAGGTCCGGATCATATGGATCAAATTCGCCAATGACATCACGAATCGTCTTTTCATTACCGGTCGCCAATACCATACTGGCTTTACGTACCTTTTGCCGATACCCCATGATTTCCTTCTCATCAATCAATCCAGATTCGGCAACGGCATTAATCATCTTATTTGCACCGTCTAAATCATCATCAGAGATTTTCTTTTCAATCATGGTTACTGCAGTATCTTGCTGTGCCTTTTTAACTTGTAAATTAATCGTATTATCATCATATCCAAGATTAGCAAGTTGAGCATGAACACTACCACTTATTTGTTGCATAGTTTGTCCAAATGAATCCGGATTGCTATTTACAACACCATTATTAGCAATATTTTGGATATTCATATTCAATGCCTTCATGGCGCTATCTTCATATTGTCCACGAACATATCGATTAATTGTATTAATCGTATTTACCCTGTCATTATCGACAATTTTGTTAAATGCATTAATCGAATCTGTCATCTTAAAATGATATTTTCTAAGAATTCCATTTCGTTTGACAGATTCAATCTCGCTGTAATCAGTAGGAATATTTAACGCATTTTCTCCTTTACGGTTCATAAGACCATTTTCAGGGTCATACATAGCCTGATTCATGGCTTCTGTATATTCATTAGCCGCATTTACTACATCTACCAATTCTTTTTGTTTTTGGATTTGTAGCATAGTCGAACCTAAATCACCAATCGCTTTGCCTAAATTTGACAATCCTTGTTGATTACCGCCATATGCCATTTCATTCCCGCTAGCTTGTGTGCCACCTTGGATTGTATTTAATTTTTGAGTTGGATCATAATTAACTAATTTCATATCCTACCTCATTCTATAGTCACGCTTAACCGTTACTATCGGTCCTTTATCTGTATATCCCACAGGGTCACCACCATATGTAGTCTTCATCTTGCCACCTGCATATTGTTGTTTAAGACCATACATAGATGATGCGGCGCCAAGAATACTGCCTACCATTGCCAAATTGCCTTGACGTCGTGCATTCTTAGCGGAAGCACGTGCGGCGCTCGATTCATTCTGATAGTTCATGCCATTCAAATATTCGTTGTAAATAGCATTATTCTTATTCTGTTCCCAGTTGTAGATGTCTTTGTTATATTCATCATAACTGGATGCCATTAACTGTAATGGGGACCCTGCCATTTGTAATCCGCTTGCCCCTGCTTCAGCCGCATTCGTGCCGGCTATAAGTTTCATACGGTTATCCATCTTGTCACGCTCTTGTAATTTTTGCATGGCAATTTGCTCTTGTTTGCGGTCAGATATTCGCTTGTTAGCTTCTGCCGCTTGTGCTTGGGCGTTGTACATCGAAACTTGCGCTTTGGTTTGTTGATTTTGCGCAATCAATCCTACTCCGGTACTGACTGCGGTTAAGATTGCCGCTGCGGGTAAGCACATATAAAGTCCTCCTTCTTGAGAGTGAATAATTCTAAATCGCCAACTTTTACAGTTGGATGAATAACGGCCCCAATCGATTCGAGCCATCGCTTTGTTTTTATGTTAGTTGTGTGAACGTAATTGAATAGCCATTCCCTAGTCTCTAACCATTCAGCAATAACTTGATTGCTTAATTTGATAAAACGCATCTGCCACCGCATATCGTTTTCTAATACTTTATTACCTAGAAAATAAATCCCATACATTCCATTTACTGGTTCTTTTGCAATCCCATATACGCAAATAGCCACATCGTCATCAACGACGACATGGCTATCATAATCAGGTTTACAAATCTCAGAACAAAAATCCTTGAAAGGGTATAATCGATTCACCTCTTGGACTTCTATGGCGTCTATTGCCCTTAGGCTAACTTCTAGGTCGTGAATTAATTTATCGCGCCTTGTAGGCTCAATTTCGTTAATTTTATAGTCCCGGAACATCTTTTAAACCTCCGCCAATTTCAACTATGCGAGTTATTGATAATAAATTAAATGGGAATGGATCACTATGCTTTATACATATCGATGTATCGGTTGAATAATTTATTCCCATTTTAGGTAAAATTACAGGCTTGTCTCCAGTAAATAGTTCATTTGGTGGTAATGTAATATCATCCATTTTGTCAAATGTACGGCCAACTTTACCACCAAACGATTTATAAACTCGCAATACCACTCTTGATACCGTAGCAACTCGGCCTTGTAAAGTACCGTCTTGCATTTGCATTTCTACTGATGGAATACGAATTTTAGAGGTAAATGGTAATCCGATTTTGATATTGCTACCACTGACGTTTAATTGTAATAAGCCATCATCTGGCACAACCGCATCTGGTTGTTGCTTACCATCAATTACAACTTGGACGGTTTGCCCACTTAGATGAGGGATATTAATGCTATCAATTGCATTACTCGATTTAAATTCAACATAGCAATCTAAAAATACATTCACATCATCAGAATATAGCGGTACCATACGCTCGATACATTTAACTTTTTTCCCCTGTAATGTGCGCTCGACAAGTGTATATAAACTATCCTGTTCGCCCTCAGACACAGATTCACAGTACAGATATTTGCCATTGGTTACAAAGTGCGACCACCCATACACCTTTTGTTCAGGTATATAGGTCAAGCAATTAATCTCCCCATCATTTCTGATGTAATAAATAATGCTGTCCGGGTCTTGTGCATAAGCACTGGTGATAGTTAGATACCCTCTAACACGAGTCTTAACAAATAGCGTTAAATCTTGCCCTGTATAGTTATCAGACTCATAAGAGTAACCCATATCACGAACAGTGCCGCCACGTTCTTGAACGAACACACATCGATTACCTATGAATTGTGGTTCACATGATAAGGCCCCTCGTTGGGTTTGTGTTTTTAGATTACAGTTGGTAGGAGTAATAGTCTTATCACCACTTACAATCCATTCATTACCGCTTGTAAGAATAATTAGATCGTTCGCAGGTACAAGATGACGAATCTCATACATCTTGCGGTTAATCACCGGCAAAGTAATCGAGCTATCATCTGTGATAGTGCCTTCCACCTTTTCAACGCCAAAGTTTGGATAATCACCAGTGCGGCTCATCCAAATATAGTTGGGATTCTTATTAGTAGCGGCCACTACAAAACGGTCTTGATAAAATGTGCATAATTTTGGATATCCATTACTACGTCCCCAGCTCCCCATTTTCCATTTTGAAGTAGCTTCATTTTCAACGATACCATTTAAGATATTGACCTTCATGGTTTTAGCATCTACAAATTCTTTCAATTCGATGATGCCCCATGTAGTATATGGAAGAATTGACAAATCAACATTACATTCACCGCTACTAATATCTGATTGAATGCGTAGTTTTGCATTTGGTTCGATTTTCCCGGCATCTGTTACGTTGTAATCATTTTTACTGGAATATGTACGATAATCTTTCCATGTAGCACCATCATTTGTAGTAATTTGTATCTTAACAGTACCAGTCCATGTTCCGTGCGTTGTAAATTTCCACGACAAATCTTGGTCTGTTGAATACGATTCTACATTGTAATTGATATTATTATATTCATTCCATTTATGAACGCTACTAAAATGTGTGCGTTTTTCTTTTTTTTCAACAACTGTACCAGTACTTTTAGTATGAACAGCTGCAACAAAATAGCCTAATTGCATGACCATGCCAACCATATCTGCATTGAACATGTTCGTACTAGATTGTACTGTATCACTGGTTACCGTAACCGTAGCCTTAACATCAGTATTGATATTGTCATACGGTTGTTCCGTTAATTTGTATGCTTCAAGTCGCCAGTCTGTGTCACTATATCGTGATAATGTTTGAATTGGATATTTACCACTGCAGATGAACATTACATCGCCAGATTGGCTACAATTCAAATCAAACAAGATATCACTAGTGAAAGGAGTTGTAACTTCAATACCGGTATAAATTCCGTAATTCCATACACGAATATATTTGTCACCAAATTCAAGCATGAATGAATTATTTGTGTTTGTAGTAAATTCAAATAATCGTGTTGGCCTATCGCTATATTTGACTTGTCCTACATATTGGCTGCCTTGACGTTTTGCAACGGCTCCATATGGACGAATAACCACATTCTCTGCTTCCAACAAGGCACTTTTGTATTGTTCCAAATCAAAGCGACTTGAAACATCCGGCGATACTTCGCCAGTTGTAAATGCTAATTGTGATATATAGATAGGATTCCCCATTACCAATCCCTCGCTTTCACATAGCTAGATATGTAAACTGTATCTTGCTTACGTTCCTTGGCATTCATGCCTTTTGCTTCTTGAACTGCTGCTTGATACAACTTGTACGCTTGGTCAAACAATCCTCTGTCGCCAGTTAATGGCATGGCCAATGCACTAGCCAATTTACATTGCAACATGTACAAGGATATAGAATCCCATACATCTAAATCTGTCACATCGTATATATAATCAATAAATGCTAGTGGCACATCACTCACTATGCATTTTTTGTTATTTCCAATATTAAATATGTTGTATTCCGGTTGCGATTCCGCATGAAAGCGATCGCCTTGTGGAATAACCCCTAATATCCGAATACATTGTTCCGGATACGCATATACATAATTCCACCCATTAATTTTATGAGCGGACAATACCAATCTTTCATTTTTACGTGCAAAATTCCATTCAAATTGTCGCAATACCAACTGTCTAGTTGGGTCATATTGCATACGGCATTGGCGGCCTTGCTCAGTTTCTTCTTCAAATGAATAAAGCAGTCCTGCATTAATTAATGCAAGTGCTTGATTACAGATGTCAGTAGGTGTCATATTTCCCCCTATATGGTAATAGAGGGATGCATAAGCACCCCTCATATTGTCACTTATTCTTCCGTAGTATCGGTTTTCTTTTTACTTGTTTTCTTAGGCTTTTCATTGCCAGTATTTTCATCTGGTGGATTTTCATTGCCTGTATTGTCACCTTCAGTATTTTCATCTGGTGGATTTTTGTCACCCGGTTCTGTTTCAGGAGGCTGAGTTTCAGTAGACGGTTTTTTGTCTTTATCCTTAGATTTTGGGTTAAAGATTTTTGCTACTTCATCTTCATTACCAGAGAAAAGCTGTTTAAAATAATCAGGCTCAAATTCTTTAATTTCTTCTTCAGAGAAATCAATACTTTCACCTGCTTGAATTAATCCACGGTTGCCGTGGTACATAGTTTCTTTAGCCGTAAAATTCATAGTTGCACCTTCTTATTTCAAATTAATACCATCTGTTAAGAACGATGTAATAGTAGCAGCAGTCATATTGTTAGCATTAATGCGAATGAACTTTTTCGCACCTGCAGGAAGTCGACCTTTGTATTCTGTACCAGCTTTGGAGTTCTGTGGCAATGTAATAGCTGTTAACAATGCGGCATCGGCCATATTTTCTTTATCAGATGTGTACACATTAAATAAAGGTGTACCTGTAACGTCTTTATCTAAACGAATATACAACCATAAGGCAACGGCAGCATCACCACCGTTACCATTCATCACCACGTCAGAATTGGTGTTTGCAGTAATTTCTTTTTTCCAGAAAAATGTATTTTGTTCATCAATAATCATTGAATTATGTTCCTTTCTTTACGCAATAACACGAGATTCAGTGCTTAACAATGCATCAATTTTACGAACTGGCACGCCGTTTGCACGAGTAACAAGTTTACCCATTTCCATATCTTCAGTGATAGTGGAACCATGTTTTGTGTTCTTTTGCAAACGCAAGAATGTACGCAATGTACGGTTCATATACCAAACTGGGCGAACACCACCAAGGTTAGGAATACGTTCTTCCGCTTCAATCATTAAGTTGATAAGATCTGCACCGGCTTTAGCATCATTTGTTAATTTCGTAACATCAATATTGGCAATACGAACAACGTTTCTCCAGTCACGCACAGTCAAACCAACATCATGTTTAAAGTGAGTGCGATATGCCTCGAACATGGAGCCATCGTCTTTAGTTACAGTAACAACGCCTTTATCTTCTTGGTGTAAGCCTGCTGCAGAACCTTCAGGATAAATACCATGAACAGATAAAGGACCCCAACCAACAAGCCAAATAGACGCCAAGTTACCTGTGCCACCTGCATCAAGAATGTTTTCTGCACTTGCTGCCTTCTTAATATCAAGAGTATTGAATCGAGGAGCCAAGCCAATGAATTTTTCTGGCGTGTTTTCATCGCCATAGAAAATCGTACGGCATAATTCCTGACCCATAGATTCAACGAATGCTTTATCTTCAGTTGCACGGAAGGATGCTTTATCTTTGGATTTATCAACAAGTGCTTTATCAGTTTGAGAGTAAGCTTCAAGCATACCACAAGTGTCAGTAATTTGACGTGTGGAGGATTTAGACGCTTGAACACCGCCATATAATTTGCGCCATGTAACATCTGGTAAACCAGTACGTACAGTCGTTACAAAGCTAGACCCTTGGTTACATTCGACCATTGTCATATCTTGAATGATTTCAGTAGATTGGTCCAATTGCTCAATAATTTGAGCAACATTACCATTAGGATCCATTCGTTTTTGTAAATCTAAAAGTGTTAAATTTTGAGTTCCAATTGTAGCCATTAATTATTTACCTCATTTCTTATACATAGATGGATACATGTTTTGTTTTGCTGCTTCTTCAGAATTTTGACCGGTTCCAGCTTGTCTTGTGCCTTTACCCGGGTCTTCCTGAACCATTTCACCAACGGCCGCAAACACCTTAATCATGTTGATGTTGTTGTCGATATGACTATCAACAAGTAATTGACGTAATTCAGGTACCGCTTTAGTTAGTGCTTCGATGCCTTTACCTGCAAGAGCTACAGTTTCATCGAATTGGCCGCCTAATTCCTTTTTGGCGTGTTCATAATCCGCTTGTTGTTTTTCAACGATCGCTTGTTCTTGCTGCTCTTGATAAGCAGTCAAGATATTCTGTGCATACTGACTGCCAAACTTGGCTAGTTCAACAGCCTGTTCTTGTGTAGCACCGACTTGATTAAGTAGCTTGCTAAAGTCAGCGGATACAGTTTCATCAAGTTCAGTACCTTCAGGAAACACGGATTTGAAGTCATAAACCGTTGGTTCAGCAGGTGGTGTATTATCACCGCCTAGTACAGATGGATTACTACCTTCGCCATCTGGTTTAGCAGGTGGTTCAGTAGGTGGCGTAGGATTATTTTGGTCCGGATTCGCGCCCGGTTCATTGCCAGTCATGCTATTGTTAGCTCCCATATTTTCTTCAGCCATTTTGTTTCTCCTTTTCGACTAAATTATTAAAATATTCTTGCTGCCCGATATATTCGAGCTGTGCTTGGTGGTACTGTTTAACTCCATTGGTACCCAACTTAACTAGATCACCATGAAATAACAGTCCTACCTTGCGCTTTCCTTCGTTGAAATATGTTTCACTGTTACCAGTGAATGATTGCTTTAATATGCCCGAGCGGTCCATGAGTCGACAAAAAAACCACCTACCTAGCTCTGTGCTAAGTATGTGGTTAAGCGCTTGCATATCTCGCTCTTGCATATAATCTTTAATTGTTTTCATCTAAACACCGTCCATTCCTAGCCACTGCTGTAGTGCAGGATTGCCATCATTGGCGGCGTCTGTTGCTTGTTTTGCTGCTCCAGCCAATTGAGGTGCTAATTGTGCAGCCTGAATCAATTGTTGTTGCTGCTCCTGTTCAGCCTGTGCCTGTGCTTGTTGTGCTAGGATTTCTTGATATTCATCATCGGAGCGAATAATCTTAGCCGGAACACCGAGATTTACACCGTATGTATTGGCCGCTTCCTCAAAGTTGAACTTGTTGACGATATTAGGATTAGCTTGTGCCAAACTCATGATGAACGCAAAATACTGTTCGATATTTACCAATGAACTCATCTTTTGCGCCTGAGCAAGTGGTGAGATATATTCAATCTTCACTTCTTGTCCGTTTAATTGGTCTAAGATTTCCTCATCCTCAACAGGTGGAAATACACCGGCACGATCTAGGACGGAATACACACGTTCAATGATTGGATTTAAGAATTCAGATAGCAACCGTTCAACAACAGGACCTAATTGTTGCAGTTTTTCTTGGGTCCTCTCCATTACTTCCCGAGCCGTCATCTGACCCTTGTCGATTTGGTCTAACATCAAGAATAAATCCGCACTATAGGCTCTCTTGATTGAATCTTCTGTTACTGCAATCTTATTCTGGATATCCTGTAAATTAGACTGCACAGCAAACATCGGTTCAACTTTATGTTGACCCTCAATCTCTGTAATGCCACCCGGATACAAGTTAACCGTACTAATGACATCAGATGGTGCTTGCATAGGAGGTTTAACACCCAATTCAACGGCGGTCAGATAGTCAAATTCTAACTTCTGCAGCATTTGTGAATCTGGTTGAGCAAACCATGCTGCACCCTTACCGTAACCATTCAAGTCCATCGACGTATGCCGAGCGATTGGAATTGGCCACTCTTCAAATCCACCATGATATAACACTTCATCGCTATTGCTACCTTCAACCCAATAAATGGACGAATACGGCATATTGCGACGTCCTAACTTATCCTTACGATCTTTGTTAGGCTCAACCAACCAGTTGACTGTGAATGACTGCTGCAAACTGTTTCCATTATCGTAAATATTCTTAACGTTATCTGGGCAGTTATCATACCCAAACTGTTCGACAATCTGATCAACTGTCATTTTGTATTTACGGCCAAATACATTTACGATTTCCTTGCTATTTGTGCTAATAGCATAGGTACCTATTGGATACGATGTGAAACGAACACCAGATTCACTGTCAGCAAATATCCCCATTGGAGCTTGCCCTATAGGCAATTCCATGTAAATTTGATGAACTACGCTGTAGAAATTAGATTTAGCAAGAACCGCATACAAGATTTCTTCACGTTCATCCAATAGTTCAGCAACTTGGCTATTAGCTGCTACGTCGATGTTCTCCATGGTTAGCTTAAACCATTTACGGCTTGGAGGCGTTAAGCCGCTCATGACACCACTGGCGAATATTTGGCAAGATTCCCAAGCTACAGGATTTAGAATTTTACCATTGTAAGGCTCTGATTGGTCGTCCTCACCATCAAATTGACCTATGAACGGCAACTGATAGTCACGCAACTGCTTCCACTTATTAATGTATCGTTGCTGCGCATTAAATAGTTGAGAGAATTTCTTTCTCAACTTCGTATAATCACGCTTAACAGGCTTTACACCTTCCGTAGGTTGTCTAGCTAGTAAAGATTCCATTTCCGCCATGCTAGCCTCCTAAAATTGATTTTTGACCACTTCCTGTTGGTCCTAAAATAGTAGATTCAAAGCCACGTTTAAATTTGCGTTTAGTTTCTGCCATTTCCTCACCAGTCTGATTGCTCATATTCGCTTGAACAGTCGGAGCCGGAGCAGGTGGTGTATAGTTAGCAGATGCACCTTTCATACACATCTTTATCCCTCACTTTCTACAATTAAAAAGGATTGTAACTCGTATTAGCTACAATCCTATTGCCTGTTTCGCTTTTTTTTACGACCCGCGCAGCAAAGGTCAAGGCGAGAGCGTCACCCTTATTTGGAGACGGCAATCCTCGGTCTTTCATATCTTTTTTACTTTCAAGCTGAATGCGACCATTCTTATCAATGATCGCTTCAGGCCCTACGATATCATCGTATAAGGCTTGGTCATTTGGTGGAATGGAGCCACCCTCACGGAGCCATTCTTTCATTTGTCCCCACATGTAAGCCCTCATATTAAGATATACAGGGTCATTACTCTTACCGCCAAACTCAATCAATCGCCATTTCCGCCCTAATTGTTTACCAATGGAATATATCCCTGTGCCGTAACCCATATCAATGAATACGGCATCAGCTTTATATTCGTCCTCGAACTGAGCAATCAGTTGAGCCATGCGCCAGTCATCGTCATTCTTAGGAATAGAGGCAAGCGACTTCATATAGTAGCCTTGACGCATTACTATTTCTAAGGAATCTGAACCAGTCCACGCAGGATCCACACCAATGATTACAGGTAAATGGTCAAATGCTCCCGGTTTATAAGATTGCTTTTGTGCCTTATCCGCAATTTCAGTAGAGATAAACTGCAAATCTGATGCGGAAGGGAACACACCACGAACACGAACTTTAAAGAAGTCGGAATCCTCACCGTAAGCCTCTAACCATTCTTCAATCTTAGCTTTGTTGGATATCTTAACGGTTCTACTATCAATCTGATATGTATTCCAGAATTTCCGGTACTTTCTAAAACATTCACGGAACCGCCCACTATTACGAGTAGGGTTTCCAAAGGCACACCAAATGATTTCAGTGTTAGCATCTGTAAGAGCCCCTTCAGTTACTTCCCAAATAACATCATCAATAGCAGAGGCTTCATCAAATAGAACCAATATCCGATTACCTTGATTATGTAGACCAGCGAATGATTCAGGGGAATTCTTACTCCAAGGAATGGCATCGATGCGCCATGTCTTTTCGTAGTCTTTATCGCTACTGAATATAGCTGTGGCTGTATATGTAAATAAATCTTTAGCAATAAACATATTGTGCCATTTGCTAAGTTCTGGCCATGTTTTAGTTCTGAGCTGACCTTCTGTATTAGCAGTCACTACACCACGAGTATTCTCATGAGTAGATATTGCAAAATGAATAAGCCATGATATCAGTGCTGATTTGCCGATACCATGGCCAGATGCTACCGCCTCTTGAATAGCGGTTTGTAGGTCTTTGCCCTTCTTTAATTGTTCACCGATGTCTTTTAAGATTTGAATTTGCCACTCATCAGGCCCTTCCATATCTTCCAATGGCGTCCCCGGCTCTCCCCACGGATAGGCAAAATATACAAACGCTAACGGATCATGTGTAAGAGCGCCTAATGCCTCAAACAACTCGTCATGTTTTTCCATTAGCTCTCTCCCGTGCAGCTTTCAACTTATCCATAGCAGACACCGTAAGCTCACCTTTAACATCGATATTTTTAGTATCCCTCCATTTTTCAGGATTACGATTTTTCAACCAGAATATTTGAGCCGTAACATCTGGAGGCTGTTGTTTCTTTACAACTTTAACAAGCTTTCCATTCTCATAGGTTTTCTCTTCATATTCGTAGCCTATAGCACGTTTATGCAATGCATTTTCGACTTCAAGGTCAATAACTTCCTTCCCTCTTTTAAGGGACTGCAGAAACTGCGGCGAACTCTTTTTCCAGTCATACAAAGTTCTAATCGAAATCCCTATATTTTTTGCTATTTGTTCATCAGTAAGGCCATCACGAGCCCAACCTTCTGCACGCAATAAATTATCTGGGTCAGTTAGCCAGTTTTTTCTATTTACTCGCAATGGATCATCACCTCACTTTAATGTATTACCGCCCTTGCGAATCATCTTCCCATTTTTTCTTACACATAATCCGCATGAATTTCTACTAGCACTTGAATGCGTAATATAGGATTGACATAAGCCATCATAAAATATTTCATTGGCCGTACATATTCCATTTTTATTATTCAAGCATTTGTGCTTGATGCAGTGTATTTGTGTCATAATTTTTTGTAACAAAAAAGGCACATCAATTAAGATGCGCCTTTTTGCGTTTGGTACTCTAAATGCTTAGGAAATGAACTCATGTTCTTCCACTTACAATATATCATAGATATAGAGGACTTAAAAGGTCGATGTCAGCCGTTTACCGTCGATTTCCGTCGGAGTTTATAACCAAGCTCAACAAGTGCCAAATTCTTATATTCTTTTCCTTGCGATTCACCATATCCCACAAATGAATATGCCCCTTTAGCAGACATACCATTAATATATTGTTGCATGAGGATAATAGATCCAACTGTATTGGTTAACGAATCTATCATATGACAAGCATCATCACGTTTGGTAAGTAGTTCATGGATTTGACATTTGTATCTCATTTCCATATTAAGTAGCCGGTTAATATCGTCTTCAATACCAGATGGTTCGCCGCCGTCTACTCGTTCTTTCCCGTAGTTTACGGCACGTAATGACGTGATATCATTTTTAATACGTTGGATATTGCGCTTTAACGATTTAATCCGTAATGCTGCCTTACTTGCCTCGTGTAGATACTCATACGCCAGTTCACGATATTCCTTTTTACTAAGTTCTACCATAGGACCACCACACAGACAATATTTAAAACAAACAAAATGATACATATTACCATATCCCGTATTTGTGATCTAATAATTTTCTGTAATTGCATCCTATATACGTCAGAAACCATAAAATGTTTTAATGCAGCAGCTTCACGATAAGAGTAATAGGACATTTCAAAAATAACCACAAGGTAAATAGCCAATAGAATGTTTATAATAACCATTTCATTCATGGGTATCACCTGCTAGTTTTGCATATTTCCAAATGCACGTGTCATCGGCACTATCAACGCTCCATGATGTGCATCCACACAACCAAGTTTTCACAACTCCATTTGTATATCGTGCAAAATATCTTGGTTTCCAAGCCACCTTATCTTGGCCAACTAATACAGGTGTATCAACTGGTACTTCCGACCAATCAATAAAACCTAATTCTCTTGCAATATTTAAAACCTCGTTTCCCTTCATTTTAGGAAATATACTTTTTAAACAATTAGCATATTCAAATTTATTACAACTGTAAATATTTATATAACCTGATTCCATATCCACCATAGGCATTCCATTGGTTAAATATAACTCTCCATTATACCGACATGCACAATATCTCCACCCATCATCATATAGTTTTTGCAATAGCCATTTCTTTCCCTGTTCATCACTAATCATAATTTTCTACCTCTCTATAAGTCGTTTCGAATTCATTTACCTCATGAACTTTAATTTTACCTTTATGATCTTTAACAATATAATTACCTTTAAAACATTCGATTCTTCCATCATCTGTTGTGATTTCTAATGATGCGTTTTCATACCAATCAATACCAATTACATCACCAACAAAATCGACTATTTCCATAACGTTAGTGCCGTTATATTGCACAGCTTGAATTTCATTAACCCTTTTCTCATATCGTCTAAACATTTTCTATCCACTCACCTCTTATGATAGGGCGGATATTTCACCGCCCATAGCCTTTACTAAAACAACTGCTTAAACATAATAATTGTCATTCCGATTAATAATGTAAAACTCCAAACAATCATACATATCATCAACACATTAAAAAAACCATCTTTTTTACACATTATTTACCGCCCATACATTATTTAATCAAACATACCAACACCACCAATAAATAAATCAATAGAAAAATACCCATAACTATTAATCCAATAATGGCCCCACATAGATCAATTTTTTGTTGTAGTCTTATTTTTTCGCTTTCACGTATAATCCTATACATTTTTTTGCCTTTTTCTTATGTCACATATTGCTTTTTCATATAAACGGCCAATTTCTTTTGTTACATCGCTAACGAATCTAGCCAATGAATTTGAATCCGATAATCCACGTTCAACAGTCAAGCATATTGGTTCCTGATACTCAAATATTGCCACTTTTGTTTTATAGGAAAATCTTATGTTTCTTTTATGGATACAAATTTCAGGAATAACATCTTCACTGCCTAAAAGCATTTTAAATAATTTTGCAATTTCTTCATGTCTTTTCCGTTCAAGATCCTTTGCAATTTTTTTTATAACGGTTTCACATTCATCAAACGAATAATTGTTAAAATCTTGTCCAAAGCTATTCATATTTCTTCATTCCTTTTAAGCTTTTCCATTAACTCTTCAATTAATAGACTTAACATCACATTTATCACTAAAACACACAACGTTTTAGCTACAGCCCATATAGTTACGCCTAAAATTCCAACTAGCCACAGCACAACTGAAAGTGCAAACGAAAAAGCAGTAAGGAAAATGAATGCAAATAGTATATTATCGACTATCATTAAAATTTTTATTATTTTAATCACCCCTTAAAAAACACAAGCCATATTGTTTTGCCTCTACGTTGTCCGATTACAGGCTCACTAGGTAATAATTTTTTAACATCAGAAAATAAAACTTGTTCCTCGTTCCATTTGAATATTAAAGTTCCATTTTTCTTTAACACTCGCCAGCACTCTGCTAAGCCTTGCTTAATATCGTCTTTCCAGTTAGGCCCTAGCGTTCCATATTTGGCTTTTAAAAACGATGTTTCTCCAGCGTTTAATAAATGCGGCGGATCAAAGATAACTAAATAAAATGTTTCGTTTTCAAAAGGCATTTCTCTAAAATCTGCAATTATATCCGGTTTTACGATTAACTTCCTACCGTCGCATAGTGTTGTATTTTCCGTTCGATTATCCATATAAATTGTTTCTGTATTTTCTTTGTTAAACCAGAACATTTTAGAACCACAACAGGCATCTAATATCTTCATTAGTATTCCTTTATTAAATCCGATTTATCGCCTTCCACTCACTTAATGTAAATGTGGAAATACTATGTTTCTTAGCGAACTCAAATTCACCTTTACAGCCCCTGCTTGTCTCCCAATCAGGACATACTACTAAGACATCACAATGTCCAAGCAGACTTAAACAGATATCTAAGCCTTTCTGATACTCAGGACCAGTTAGATATACATACCCAAAGTTATGAATAGGGGAAATATAGTCATGACTCGTATCATTTAAAACCAAATCTCTCATGATCACATCAATCTTTTTACGATTGCTTTCCTTGCCACCATAAGGATGAGCGACATATACTAATTTTTTCTTCATAGCATCAACCTTTCAACGTTTCAATATGTACCCAAATCCCTGTTACTGGATTCCAATACTTTTCTGTAATTTCACTACAGACTTGCGCATCATCATTCCAGTAATTCAACTTGGTCATACAGTCCTTAAATAATTTAATAAGATTATCTGTATCTGGCCGAGTGGTTTTCCAATGTGGCGCTTTGCAATTCGCTTTACCGAAACACCACTTGGTAACCAATCGAATAGGTCCCTCTAAAGGTTCACTAGGAACATAATCAGCTAAACCATCTAAAAATATTTGTTTAGCTTGTTTTAACTTATCGGATTCATAAAAGATAGGCTTACCATGTTGTGTATTTACCTGCTTAGTTTGATGTGTAACAGTAGGGACCTTTTTAAGAGGAATGAAAAATTCAATAATCAATAACCAATCCTCCTTTATTGAGAATTAATTGATAATAACCAATACAATTTTCAAAGCCCTTTTGTAATGTAGGGTTCAACCTAAGGGGAAGAGGTAAGAAAAGGATGATTTCAGAAATCCTTTTCCTTACCCCCTTAGCTTGAATCCACCTTACATTGGGACACAAACAATAACAACATACCTATATATATATATAAGGTGTGTTGTTACTATTGTTAACCTATTATTAATATACATATGTTAACAATCTTCAACCTTAAACAACTCACCTTTATCGACATTAAAAATTGGGGTTTCCCTTAAATATCGACGAACGGTCATTTCGCTAACTTCCATAATTTCAGCTACCCGTTTAATATCTGCCTTGCCATTAAATCCATTTTCAGCAGCGGCAATATTAAAGGCATCTACCAATTGCTCTTTTTTCTTTTCCTTAACAGCCTGCTTGCGTTTATTCATCTTGTCTAAACCCTTAGACTGCGGGCTATCAAATTGAGCCATTGCAAGGAACCCATTTGTATCCACCTTGTGAATGGGGTATTCAAACCATAAATCCACCGGTTTAAATTTAGGATATTCTCGGAGTGTTCCTTCCATTCGCCATGCAGTACATTGGCTAGTATCAATAGGAGCATCTTGGAGTTTATCCTCGTTCATGTTCTCGAGTTCAAGTTCTAGTAAGTCAAGTAATGCATCTGGATCACGAGCAAATACACCAGAACCGGATGCACGGTCCATTGACCGCTTACCAGTTTGGCTGCCTTTGGAATGGTGATGACAATAAATGACTGCACATTTAAGCTCGGTACAAACCTTATCGAACTGATTACAGAAATTTGCCATTTGATCAGCACTATTTTCGTCACCTGTAATTACCTTATAGATAGGGTCAATAATGATAGCCTTGTAGTTACGCTTTTGAGCTCTGCGAATAAGTTTAGGTGCCAATTGGTCCATTGGTAAGGACTTACCACGCAAATTCCATATGGATATATTCCCAATGTTGGTTGGTTGCTGTTCAAGTGCCTCATATACATCTTTAAAACGATGTAAGCATGATGCCCTATCAAGTTCTAAATTGACATATAGAACCTTACCTTGTGTGCAGTCAAATCCAAACCACGGCTTACCTTCAGCAATAGAAATGCATAATTGAATTAACGCAAATGATTTACCTGCTTTAGATGGTCCAGCAATGAGCATCTTATGTCCTTCACGAAGAATCCCTTCAATTAATGGCGGTGCTAGGTCTGGCATATTATCCCATAATGCGTCAAGTTCTTCTGGTTCCGGCAAATCATCGTTAACCGATGCGATCCATTCTTCCCATTCCTTATAGTTTTCTTTCCCAATGTTGGTTGCCATAAGGAATTGGGGTTTACCGTCACGCATAACACCCGGCATTCTTGATAATCGGCTAGGATTTCGATTCTTTTTATCCGGTTTAAAGCCATTCTTTTGAGCAATGGAATATATAAAGTCAACACGCTTTCTGTATTCCTCATAGGAGTAAGCATCTACTTTAACAATGGCATGAATGGATTTACCACCACTAAATACCATGGCTGCAATTGGTAATTCTAATTGTTCAAGAATAGCTTTTTGCTTTCCGAGCGACATATTGTCAGATTCCAAGAGCATATACCGAAATGCAGTTACATTATCATTTTTAACACCTTTACCATCAATTGGATTAAACCGAATCCATGCGCCCATTTCTTTGTTAAAGCTGCCAAACACATTTTCTAATTGTGTCGTACCGTTAATACCATCTATGATTTGTTGTACCGTGCGGCTATAATTTCCCATCGTAGGGGACTGTTTGCCGTCCGGTAAAGCAAATGTATTAACGACATATCCAACGTACTCCTCTGGCTCAAATAACGTGGTCAAATATGTAACAATATCTTGTTTACGTTGCTCTAAAGGATAAGCTTTAGGAATCGTAACATCGGATTCTTCAATCCAGTTCTTATCAACAACTTGATATTGTTCCGGAGTAGTGGCCAATACCATGGAATCAAAACTTAATGCCTCATTATTTTCAAGCTTACGTTTAGATGTCCATCCGTTTTCTTTTGCCATTTGAGTGATCGTTGCACCAGTAACAAGTTTTCCAGTATACCGACCAAATGATTCCCATTTAGCAGCGCATTCACCTTCATGGAATCGTTCTCCATCATCTGCAGACCATTCCTCCCATATAAACATAGGATAGCCCTCTTGATGGAGAGCAAGTCCTACGTTTAACCATTCCTCATAGGAGCATTGGGAAGGGTCTATATATTCGAGTAATTCTCGTAAATCAATTTTGCTTTCCATCTTTACTCCTTACCATTGGGGACTAAATTCTTCTACAGGTGGTTTATATGTAGCAGGCACCACACCTTTAGGAATGCGCCAACCACTAGCACTAATACGACTAATCATCTTAGAGGCTTGGTTATTGCTCCATGTTCCTACATTCTTAAACCCTTTGTTTTCAAGGAATCTAATTTGTTTAGGAGTAGACAAGCCTTCTTCACGGCGCTTTTGAAGCCTATCAATAAGCATTGATGCCTTACCTGCGTCTTCAATACTGTCACCATTAATGCCAAATTGCTCAAGAGTTTTCTTTTGACTATCCGTAATAGATGTCATTTGCCAACCAAAAGTAGGCACATAATGGGTAAGGTCTTCAGCTTGGATTGAAAATTCAAATTGCAACGGATCAACAAGTTGCGCTTTCTTCTTACGCATAGCAGCAAGTTCTTTTGCAAGTGCTTCTTCACGTTGAGCTAATACATCAGATTCTGCATCCCTTTCGCATTCTTCAAGGTCCATTCCTTTTTCTTCAAGAATTTCCGTCATGCGTTTGGCCACATCATCTGATTTAGCGATTAAATGAGCCGGTCTACACAATTCGTGACGCTCCACATGCCATAGAAAATCTAAAATTAATAGATGATCTTTACCCGGTGAAAGCCGTGTGCCACGTCCTATCATTTGACAATACAAGGCACGAGACCGAGTAGGACGTAATACAATTACACAATCAACGCTTGGACAATCCCATCCTTCCGTGAGCAACATTGAATTACAAAGTACATTGTATTTACCTTCAGCAAATGCTTGTGTAATTTCTGTACGGTCTTGGCTTTTGCCATTTACTTCTGCTGCTTTAAATCCTCGCTCATTAAGAATTTCACAGAATCGTTGACTGGTAGCAATTAAAGGTAAGAACACAACGATTTTTCTATCTCTGTATTCCATTAATTTATTGGCTATTTCCTCTAAGTAAGGCTCTAATACCCTACCAATATCACCTACGGCAAAATCACCAGTTGAAATCTTAACCGATGAGATATCTAATGTGAGCGGTAATGTTTGCACTTTAATCTTAGATAAGAACCCCTCTTGAATAGCTTTAGGTAGTGTATATTCAAATGCTAAACTTTCAAATACACGTCCTAAATTTTTCATATCTGAGCGATCTGGTGTGGCCGTAACTCCCAATACTTTGGCTTGGTCAAAATAATTTAATATAGCTTGATAGCTACTAGATACAGCATGATGTGCTTCGTCAATGATAATGACATCAAAGTACGTTTTACTGAACATTGACAATCGTTTGTCTTTGCATAATGTTTGAACTGAGCCTACTATGATGCGGTCCCATTGTCCAAGGCATGTATGTTCAGCCTTTTCCATTGCGGTTGTAAGCCCCGACGCACTCATAATTTTGTCAGAGGCTTGCTGCAATAGTTCTTCACGATGCGCAAGGATAAGAACACGCTTACCCCTGCGAACCGCTTCCTCAGCAACTTTGGCAAAACAGATTGTCTTACCCGTACCAGTCGGAAGAACCAACAATGTTTTATTAACCGTTTCCCATTCATGCCATATTGAGTCTACAGCTTGTTGTTGATACGGTCTAAGTTCCATTAGAATGCACCGTATCCATTTGCTTGAGCATTAGGGTTTGCAAAGCATTTTTTAATTTCGTTACGAACGCCATTATTGCCATCATTTTTTACATAGCCTTGTTGTGTTAATTCACACATAGCGGATTTACCCATTAATTGGTCAGGGTCCGGATTGTAATTTTCACCTTTTTTAGCTAGTCCTACGGCCATAAATAGTTCTGTAACTTTCCAGATTGTAGATTTCGTATAGAAAAGGTTGTGAATCAATTTTGTTTTACCTTGATCACCACCATCTACTTCGAGTGTAATTTGAGCCTGTGGACAAGATGGCAACTTGCTACCTTCTTTAGGTTCATAGAATTTCTTTGCTACATCTGTGATTACAAATGGATAAGAACCAGCTTCAAGTAACGTATATTCACGTTCTTCCGCTAAAATAGGTTGGTCAAATGAATATACTTCTTCTGCTTTACCGAATGTTTCAAAATTGCTTTGTGCTGTCATAATAATTAATTTCCTTTCTTAATTGCTTCAACAATATTTGGCCAGAATGGGATAATCCATCTATTAACGAATTCTGGATCATAATTTTCAAATGGTGTACCAGCTGGATACTTACCACGAGCGATAACTACTGATTGAACTTGTTCTAATGTGATACCATCTTTAACCATTAAGTCTTTTAATGGTTTAGGAATAGCCGTTTCAACTAATGGTGTTTCGTTTTTGTTGGCATCAACAGCTTCCTGTGGTGGTCTTACAGGTTGTGTTGTAGTAACTTCCCCAACTTGTTCCTTGGTAGCATTCATTACTTCTGGAGCATATTCATTATTAGCGGCTTGCGCTAATTCTTGTGCTGCAGCAGTTGGTAGAATATCATCAGGAATAACATGAGCGATTTGACTATATTCAAATGGCATCATATCTGGTAATCCATGGCGGTTTTTAGCATCCCACGCAGGATTATGAGTTGCATACATCAACCGTTTACCATTGGTTGCTTTCTTTTTGTTTGTCTGAGTTGTGATGATTTCATTTTTATAATTGGCAAAGAGTACCATGTCTGCCCACTCTTTAATAAGTGGAGAGGTTTGACTTCCTGTCTTTTTGCCAAGCTTCAATTCAAAACGATCATATGCGCCTAATTCATCTGGCTGTTCAAATTTACGAATTTGAGCATGAGCAGTAAGCACTACATTCATACCTGCATTGATAACTTCATCAAGTAGATTTAAGAAACGCCCCATTTCTTCACGGACAAATACATAACCGTTACCATAACCAAAGTCTTCAATACCAGATTTATTATGTTTCGTACAAATAAATTCAACACATAACTGTTCCGCCCAGTCGATAGTGTCAATGACTAAAGTCCGATAGAACCCCGGCATTGTTGCAAATTCCTTAACAAAGGAAATAAGCATTTGCCACGATGTAGGCTTATCTGTACGAGCCACATCTAAATGGTCTGTGCTGCTTTCTGTATCAATAAATACAGGTGAGGGGAAGTGACTGGCAAAGGTTGTTTTACCAATCCCCTCGGTACCATATATGACGACCTTTTGCGCTCGTTTTCGTTTACCTGTCGTAATATTCATTAAAAATCACCCCATTCATTTTCAGGTTTAGTTTTATTAACTGGTGCTGCCACATTACTGTACTCTTCACCTTTGATGTGTCCATCTTCAATAATGATGGAGCATTCATCTTGGTTATTAGTAACACGAGTCGCAATAACCTGTAGACCTTCCGATTCAAGCCAAGCCCCAAATTCTTTCATAGTGTCTACATCCATTTGTTCGAGTTTATCCATAAGGACAAACCCGCATTTAGGATTTAAGGCCCGCACAATAGCCGTAGCCACTTTGAGTTGTTCAGCACCGGACATACAATCCCATTGACGATCATTGTAGATAAGGACCCCATCTTGAATGGATAATCCTGCTAATGGCATTTGTACAGATTCAAGTAGTTTATTTTTATCTTCCCTGATAGTTTCAAGTTCACCAGTTAAGTTGTCATAATCTGCTTTATAATCAGCGGCTTCCTGTAATGCTCTTGCACGTTCTTGATTAGCACGTACCTTTTGATTAATGGCATCTACATTTTTGATTTGCTCCTCGAGTTCAGCCGTAGATTCATCCTCAAGGTCTTTAGCTGCCGTTGTTGCAATATCATAATCTTCAGCTAATTGCGCTTGCTTAGCTTGCAGTTCTTCCAGTTTCTTTTGCGCTTCATCAACCAAGTTATTTACAGTAACCATTTGAGCTTGAATAGCTGAAACGTTGTTACGTTTCTTTTGGTTCTCTGCATTTTTCAATAGAATGGCTTGTTGTTGTTGGATAAGTTCCGATGCACTAATTGGTTCAAGTGGCACATCATCATAACCAACTAACTCTTTAGCGTACTTGTCTTTCTGAGTGGCAATTTGACCGATAGAATGACGTTTTGCGTACACCTCTTGGTGTTTACCTTCGAGTTTATTTAATTCGTCTTCTACGCCCAATAATTTCAAAAGTTCATTTGCTTTTTCCTTGTCACTCATTTCCATGAACTTAGGAAGGTCTAATGCTAGTTGCCCAATAAACCCATCTAAAATACGTTGACCAGATTTTTTACCTTCTGGATCTACGACTTTTAATGTGCTGCTATTACCACTACGTGTAACCACTAACCCATTAGATAACTTCACTTCTAATTTAGGTGGATTATAACTTCCATCACGTACCGCACTGGATGGTTCAAATTTTGCACCACCTAGTGTCCAAGCAATGGCATCAAGGATAGATGTTTTCCCTTGTCCATTCTTTCCACCAATAATGGTTAATCCATTAAGGGATGGTTCATATGAAACGGCTTTAACGCGTTTCACGTTTTCCAGTTCGAATGAGTTTATTTTTATAGATTCCTTCATGTATTTGCTCCTTATTCTTGAGTACCAGACAATAACAAGTAATTGGTTAATTCAGATTTAATTGAATCGGTTTCAGATTTAATAGCATCTTTAACATAACGATTCATGATTGGACAAGATAACTTGAACGATAATTTATCCCCTTCGTCTTTAGGTTTAATGATGTCTAATTGCACTTCAACTTTTTGAGTAAATTGGCTTTCATTAAGAATAACCATGTTAACGAAGATAAACCGAGGCATTTTTAAAGTACCTTCCGCTTCTTTTACCTTGATGCTCATAACATAGTTATCATCATCAGTTCGAGTGAAATCACCTTCTGTTTGCGTTACATATTTGAAGTTTCTAACAGCAATTAAAAGCTTTTCGTAATCCTCAATTTCAGGTTCATGAATTCGGAGCAAATCAAGCATTTCTTTTTGCGTTAAATTTAGATTAAAGATGGAGTTCCATTCTTTAAACTGTTCGCTTTTTTGAAATGCATAAACGATTTTATCTTGCGTACGATCTGTTACAGTGCAGTCTGTTACTGCTACCACCTTTTTGTCTGAATATGTAATGACAGTCGTTTTAGGGTCGCCTTTAGCTTTTACACCTTTAACAAATGATTCAGCGCTACTAAGTTCATATCTAAATCCGTTATATTGAAATATGTCATTGGCTTCACCACGACGAATAACTAATTCACCATTTTCTGTTTGTACATTCAAATTAAATTTTTCTTCCATTGTGTTAACCTCTCTTTTCAGTAGTTGAATTAAATGTTAGGACTTCTAATTGCGGCTTTTCGTTGACATCGACTTTTACTGTGAAGTCATCCGCATAAGAACCAATAGCACGACGTGAGATAGCTGGTAATGTTGATTTAATATTGTAACCAAGTTCTACAATGGTATCGGTATCTGGAACTCGTAACATTTCAATATTGATGGTGATTTTAGCTTTCTGACCTTTTGAAATTTTTCGTAATGCATCTTTGTACATTTCTTCAAATTCAGCTTCTAATTTTCCATCACAAATATTAGTTAGATTTAGGATTTGCTGTTTTTCATTCATTTGTTTTCTCCTTACTTTTTAAAATTTGAATAATGTCATAAAAAGGATCTTTACTATCCATATCTTTATAACGTTCGTCAAAAATAATTTGTTTTTGATACGTTTGCATTGTTCCGATGCAAACTTGAAGATATAAAACTTTGTTATTGTCTGATATATTTTCTTTAATAAATCCAATTGTTGAACCAAGTAATATTGCCAATACTTCTTCATTATTTTCAAAAATCTCTTTGTTATATCTGAGGCCCATCTTTTTATTTGGATTAGTTTCATCTACTAAAATTTCAATTCGTTTCATATTTACTCCGTGTTATAATTAACCTAGGTTATTTTACCTAGCCCGCTAGTCTTTCCAATTGCTATTAGCGGGCGTTTTCTTTTTCATATACATCGGCGCACACCCAAACAAGTCCGCCTGTAATGATTTGCAATAAGAATTGAACAAACCCAATTCTATCGATTTCTAGGCTTCCCATGGATCCAATAATCCATATGAAAGCCACCCATTTTAAAGCAGTAATCACAACTTCAACTCCCCTCCTACCATAACCAGTAAATCACTGGTTATTTTTCTTATAGCATTTTTTAGTTTTTTGTTTTCTTCAAGCAATCTATCACGCTCCTTTTCTAACTTCCTGTATTGTAGTGGACTGTATTCATCTACAATCCCTACAAGAGCATCAACTTCTTTTTTATTGAAGCGGACGCCTGGAAGTCCTTTTACTTCACGTAGGATGCCACGTTCCCTAAGATTGTTGACGCTGCTTTCACTGCATTGAAGCAGTTCGGCAACGTCCTTTATTGTGTAAACAACAGGATCCATTAGTCTTTATCTTCATAAATAACTTTTGTATGACTACTTACCAAAGGGGTCCGTTCGTCACGTTCAGAAATAAACGCTTCATTATCACGAATAGTTACTTCACGATAATTTCCATCTCTAGTCGCTTTATTCTTTAAAAGTGCAGTAATCACTTTAATGGGCCCTCGTAGTTGGTCTTCAAAAGTCTGTTCAAAACTTGCGGATTCTATTGATTGTTTGGGATCTGGATATTTTTTATCCAGTTCTTCATATTGTTTAATTAATTCTGGAAGTGCCTGTGGCACAGAATCTGTCTCCATTATTCTTAACAAGTAAATTTTTAAAGCATTTTTAATTTCTTGCATAGTGCCTCCATTTTCGCCATTCTATCTGCTTCACGACATTCTTTGATTTTGCCGTGGATAGCCTTTCTACATAATGTGCTTGTATGCCGTTTTGCGAAGTATTCCTTAATAATCTTTCTCCAATATTGTGCATACTCAGCGTTACGACCTGCCCAACCGAATACAGCTGGCACGTTTCCATAAATCTTGTTAGCTACTAACAGGTCTTTTTGATTTTGTACTAGCATGTTTCATCTCCTTTGCATTACTTTTAAAATATTATTGATGTGATTTTAAATCACTATACTTTTTAAAAAAAATAGACTTAACCTCAAGGTTTGATAAATGTAAGATTTCTGTTAATTTTGCAATTTCAGATGCCGTAAATTCGGTTACTCCATTGATTTTATTGTATAGTGTGTATCTTGTAATATTAAGCTGATTTGCTATCCACGAGATACGAAATCCTTTTTCAATAATCACGTCTTTTAAACTCTTCATCTATTCACCCCCTTTTATAACGTGATTTTTAATCACACCTATAATATACCCTAAGGGTGATTATGTGTCAACAATAAATTACAAAAATGTTGATTTTTTTTCACATATATAATATATTTACTTTGTAAGGGGCATTAAAAAGAAAGGTAAAACCTATGAAACTATATGCCAATATCAAAGCTTTACGAGAAAAATTAGAACTATCACAAGAAGAATTAGCTCGTCAAGTAGGATATAAAGATAGAACAAGCATTGCTAAAATTGAAGCTGGGAAAATTGATATACCACAATCTAAAATTTATGCATTTGCAAAAGCCTTGCATGTTTCTCCAGAAGAGTTAATGGGCTTAAATAATGATTCATATTATATAGATCCTGAAGTAGCGGAATACGCCAATAAATTAAAGGATAATCCAGACATGCGATTGTTGTTTGATGCAGCTGAAGACATGTCAAAAGATGATATTGATTTTGTTGTTAATTTAATTGAGGGATTAAAGAAACGTGAGGGAAAGTAGAATGAAGAAGTTATTAATATTAATTTATATATTATTTATTCCTTTATCATGTAATGCAATTTCTTTAAATGAATTGCGTAATAATCCAAATCAGTATACATTAGTGTATTCAGACCAAACGCATGAAGCGTATGTTGATAATTCAACGATTGTTGTATCAAGATATAATCCGCCATATTATGCTATTAACACTACTGTATATTCTATATGGTACGATGAAAACAATATTGTAGAAGCGAATCAGACTTCTTTTTTTAATTATGATAGAAGTTTAAAAATGCTAGCACTAAAATTTGGAGAAGTTAATGATTTAGCAAGAGAATTTACAAATGATAATGGGGTAAAGTTTAAAATAAATACTTTAATTCGGTATGATTTAAATGGAAATAAAATTTCTTCTATATCTTCTTTCCCATTTGGGAAATCCCCTTCTGGTAAAGCGCCTGTATATTCTCCGAGTTACGAAGTTGCAATGTATATATTTCATAAATCATATAATATGTATTTTAACGAACCTTTATCTAATTAATTCTATCAGGGGAGAGTGTTGTTATGTCTATTAACTTGATCTATACGCAATTAAAGAAAACACAAACAGCAGTAGTATGTCTTAATGAAGATGGCAGTCATTCAATACTGGTTAATTTAAATAAGCCATTAGATGCTCAACGAGTTAGTGTACTACACGAATTAGGACATATTAAACACGATGACTTTCATTCTAAGGAACATATCAATTTAATAGAACGGATCGCTCATGATAGAGAATTAGATGAAGATATAGATGAGGAATTCTTTTATCACGTGGTTAATAGCAAGGACGTGTAACTATGCAATGCAATATGACGGTTCGCAAAAAAGACGGCAATTACCAAATAATTGTCAGCTATAAAGACGGTATAAAATGGAGGCAAAAATCCAAACAGGGTTTTGCTACTCAAAGAGAAGCAAAACTCTATGGACAACAAATTGTTGACGAACTAAAAAAGACTATCATCAGCCCACTTGATGATAGTCTAAAAGATATAACGCTTATTCAGTTTTATCAGATTTACATTCGGGAAAAGATTAATATATCCGCCAATTCAGTACTAATCTACAATAATATCATGGAGAAATATTGTGAGCCCTTACATGACAGAAGAATGCGTGATATTACCCATTCCGATATTTTTACATTGATTTCTAATTTGTCAAAATCAGCGGCAAGTAAAAATTTGTGTATTGTATTACTACGTGCCGTTTTTAATTATGCAATCAATCCATATCGGTTAATTCGCAATAATCCATGTGCCGCCATTAAGAGATATCGTAAACAAAGTACACGATCAATCACAACAATTCCAATAGAAGATATGGACATGCTTTTACATAATATTGAACATAGTCACCCAACGTATTATTTGTTATGCAATATAGCAAGATATACAGGCGCGAGATATGGTGAGATTATAGCATTACAATGGTCTGATATAGACTTTGACAATAATACTATATCAATTTCTAAGCAATGGGCACAATGTGAACGTAATAAATATGGCTTTAAATTACCAAAAAGTAAAAATAGTATTCGTATAATTCCTATTCCGCCTATACTTTCTAATTTATTAAAACGGCATCAATGTAACGGATCGAATAGATTATTTCCATTTCGCACTAGTCGAAGCAGTCAATTAAATGAACTGATTCAACGGTTCCTTCCCGGAAAATCAATCCATATGTTTAGACATACATACGCTACTACATTATTAGGCAATAATGTAGACATACAGACTGTTGCCAGTTTACTTGGAGATAATATAAATACAGTTATTAAAACATATATTCATTTTTCAGATGAAATGAGAAAAAATGCTGCGGATAACGTGGCAAATATTTTTGGTTAATTATTTTTGACGATTATATGACGAAAATCTATAGAGCCCTATTTATCAATGTATTCTATAGCTTTATTTTATAATATATGTATTATACCATTAAAAGAGACTAAATATAATAGAAATAATAGCACCCACTAAAATAACAACAGATGCGACAGTGAGAATGATACTGCCAAAGAATACAACAGCAGCCAAAATAATCCCTAAAACAATGAACAATATAATTCGACTAAGCCAGCTTGTACTATTAAAGCTATACACCTTAACTTTCGGTTCATATTGATTGTTTTCATCGTAATATTGTTGCTCGTCATTGATATTGGTTGGCGTTGAATCTACATGGACGGAATCGCCTACCTCTTCAATAGTTACACCATCAAATTCTCGTCTCTCATCATCGGATAATACGCGTGTATTAGGTTCACCAGAATAGGTACTGCGACTATAAGTATCATCTGATTGACTATTTCTATATGTATTTTGATTATTGTTTATATTGTGTTGATCATTCATATGTATTTCCTTTATATGAACAAATACTAATTGATTTTATACAATTTATTATACCATATTTTACCATCATAATGGCAAATAGAAATCCCTTCAAATATAAACTCATATATCTGAAGGGATTGTATTTTTATATATTGATTAATATTAATATATGCTTACACGTAGA